GATAGTAGCTATAAGCCAACACCATCACATCAGTCACAAAGCCTGTATCTAAGATTTCTAACCGTCTCATTTCGCCTGCAATCGGCACATCACTATCCAAATAATCAAGAGTGATTGAGATTGATGGTTCAGTGACCAACTGTGCTTTTGCTGCTTTATCCGCTGCATTCACATCCGTAAAACGATCATCACTAAAATCACCGCCGTCCCAAACACCATATTCACTAATTGACGTCTCATCTTTCACAACGTGTGGTTGCCAATAAGAACTGCCGTCATCTTTTTGCGCACTAACCACTGTTAATTGATTAACTAAGTTCGTTGAATCATAAGTCAAAGTCATGTTGTCAGAGTTGTGACCATAGCCTAGTCGATTGCCTAAATTCTTAGAAAAAGTCGCCTTATCATACACAACAATTTTCTTATTATCTGGAAAAATAAATGCATCTGGCCAAGTTGATATAATCTGACTCAAACCATCAAAAGCATTGCTACCACCCAGATCACTAATTTGTTGTTTAGTAAACGTTCCTTTCACTTCATACGAATAGCCAAACTGATTGTTGGCAAAATAAAAAGACAGCACATCATTAACTGAATAAGTTAATGTGCCATCTTTCTTTTTGTGTTGAAATATTTTTCGACTATCCATGTAAATGTGAGTTGCTGTAATAGCAACGGTGGCATAACCACCTGAATAATTAGGAACATTTGACTTAATAACAAACTGTTGCCCTTTAAAAGTCACGATATTTTCAGCTGTTAATAAGGCGTATGCCACGCTTTTGTCATCATATGCAGTGAACGTTATTTGATACTGACTATTATTTTCCCAGCTGACATTGAATGTTGAATTGATTATTGATTGAAGCGGTTCTTGAAGGGTGCCGTCTCGCTTCATTACCGTTATCACTTCATTAGTCAATATAAATGAAAGGAAAACTAAAAGTGGTTTCGTGACTGGTAGCACCCGATACCATGATGTCATTCCACCCTTTTTCTAGTTTTAAATACCCAAAATCACTATTAAGTGAATCTGATTGACCGTTCAATGTAGTAGCTAGTCCATTTAAAATTAGATTATCACTACTTTTAATTGCTTTATTATATTTATAACTCGTGCCATTCGTTTTATTCGTAATCTGATAAGAATTGCCAGAAAATTTAATCAACAGCGCCAAATCATGGTGTTGATAATATGGATCAATCGCAATATCGCTAGGGTTATAAATCTTGAAATTAGTAGCTGTATGCTTATAAACAGGCGTATCAGTCAATTCAAAGTTCATTCCAAACGAAACAGTTTCTGAATCAATCGCATCACTACGTGCTCTTGAATATTTATAACCCGATGGAATTTCAAACTGAATAGAAAATAGCGAATCAACACTGCCATCATTAACAAATTTAATATCAAATGAAACCGGACGACCAAACATAACTTTTTGTAGATCAACGTTAGTTCTAATTCTCACCATTCCTCTGTCGCCAAATAATTGATATATCGCATGACGTGTTAGTTTCTGATCGTAATAATCATGTGATCGCATTATAAAATTTGCAGTGAATATCAATTTTCCAAAAGTCGTTTTGATAAACGTACTTCCATCATTTATGTTGTCTTGATATGAATTGTTGAATTCAGGTGTTGAATCGCCGCCCAAATATTTAACGTCTGGTAGAACGTCAGTTATATCAATTTCATCTTGCCCTTTTAACTTGATTAAAAACGTTGGTTTAATGATTTTCACCTCCTTAAATTAATGATTGATAACCACGAATATTAGCATCATTGGCTTGTGTTTTATAAAGTTCATTCTTATCAATAACAGCTTGAACTACTTGATTGCCTTGACCAGAAACTAGTTTTGATAGCAATTCAATCATGTTATCCAACTTTTTTTCTAACTTTGAAACATCAGTTTTGACTGGTTCGATTGTATTGTTTTTCTTACCATTAATACGCAAACTAGCTTCATCCAATAATTGGTTAGCTCGTACATTATCTCCTGCTAGTGGAATAATCATTTCTGGCTTATTCTTTTCAGCAATCTCATATAAACCGTGAGTGCTTACTAATCCGCCACGCTCATATCCTTGACCATGACCCAACCATGAAAGGCTTGATCCATAACGTTTTTTTGCGTAATTCAAACCAGCTAGAAGTGAATCATAACCGTTCCAAATGTTCTTGTGTCCTTTAAACGCATTAGCATTAAAAGTATCACGTTTAACCTGCATCAATCCCATAGCTGGACCTGAACCGTCACCATCAGGGTCTCCATGTTGACTAGCACGTGGATTACCACCTGATTCGGTAGATATTTGCGTTAATATTTTATTAATCATACTGTCTGATGTTGATAGCCCATTGGCTCTCAAGGCATCTTCAACTTGTGAACGCCAACGCCTTACACCGGTACCAGCAGGTGCTTGTTGACCACTACCACCCGTTCCATCTTCATTAAGTGGTGCAATAAACTTTTGAATCCATTTAAGCATGCCGCCTGTTTGTTTCTTGATTAGCTTTTCTAGTCCTGAATTAGCTTTAACGCTATCGCCGTCCTTGCTTTTTGGTCTGACACCAAAATCTAAGAAAGTTGTTGCGCCGCTGGCTGGCCGTCCTGAATATTGGTGATACTTCCCATTGTTATTGAAGTTATATTCTTCACCAGAAATTGTGTCGCCTTGTACGCCATTAACCATAGACACGTGATTACCATAAGCTGAACCCGCTGCATATACCGCAACGTCTCCGGGCTTTGGTTTTGAACTATGTGGCACTCGTGCATTAACCCAATCTCGTCCATTTCCTAAGAAACTAAACTTACTTGCCGAAACACCTAAATTAGATAAACGACTAGCAACGAAAGAAACACATTCTCGGAAAAAGTATCCCCATGGATCTCCGCTCGGCATACCCTCGTCTTTAGCTTTGTTCTTAAATTGGTAATCATCTCCCAAATTACCTGCACTTGCTCCTACTGCTGAAGCATCGTTAGCCATTGACCAAAGTGTCTTCCACCAGTTTTTGGCTTGAGACTTAGGCTTCTTAAACATTGCTGTTCCAAAGCTATCAAACATACCAGCTAGTCCCTTAGCACTCGGGTTAAACTTATCCTGCAATGTCTTAACTGGGTGCGCCACGGCGTTTGTAATGAACTTAAACATTTCAGTGAACTTCTTAACACCGTTCTTCATACCGTTCCAAACGTTGCCAGCAACCTTAGTTACGCCACCAAATACACCAGACCAGAAACCTGTTCCTGACTTGAATGGCATAGCTTTCATACCTAACATCATAGCTGTTTCGCTTGCATTTAAGACTTCTGTTCCGGGTGCTAATATACGCTTAGTATTGCGTCCTTGTACTAGCTCCATAGCCCCATTAGGGTGGATTAGCGTTTCTTGATTACCAGTTTCAGGTGAATCATTACCATCATTCAATAATGCTAGTGTTGGCTTTGTAATCGCCTTACGCACGTTGCTAAACATTCCAGTACCAGTTGCAAATTTTTTAACACTTGGTATCTTGCTAATAGCATGCTTAGGACCACCGAAGTCATGGATCAAACCATTAATACCTGAAATACCTGCGTTAGGTATCTTAATAACGGCATTAATTCCGTCTCGAGCTAAGTCTTTCATGCCTTGCCACATGTCGCTAAACCCATTTTTGATGCCAGTCCATGTATTAGAAAAAGCATCATGTATCTTGCTTAATACACCGTCAAAAGTGTTTTTTAACGACCAGATAGCATCATGCCCAAATTTCTTCATACCTTTCCAGGTGTTGCTAAAGAATGAACTAATTTTATTCCAACCTTTGTGCCAGATTTTGTAAACGAAGTCCATTGCATCATCAATTGCATTTCTTAACCAACTAAGTATTGGTTTTAAAAATTTCTTAATTCCATTCCAAATGTTACTAAACGTTTTTGAAACAGATTTCCATGCTTTCGACCATAGCTTAATATAGGCATTCAATGATGACACAAGTGTCTTTTTAATCGTGTTCAAAACATTAGATAACGTCTTTTTAATTGCTTTCCAAACCTTGTTGAAAAAGTTTGATATTGATTTCCAAACTTTATTCCAAGTTTTAGTGATGAAACCAAGAACAGTTGTAAGATTCTTCTTGACCTGATTGAGGTACATCTTAAAAGCTTTTGAAATCAGCTTCCATGTTGTAACAAAGAACTTAGAGATTGCATCCCAAGCTGACGTCCATACCTTTTGTACGGGTGTCCAAATGGCTTTAAGGAACTTTGTAAGCCCATTCCATGCGGATTTAATCCATTTAATCAAAGCATTAAAAATATTTTGCAGTGGCTTCACTAATGGTTTAGTGATAATCATGGCAATACCAACAGGAATGGCTAATGCAATAATCATTGCTCGACCAAATCCCTTAGCAATTTTAATTGCCAACTTTAAGAATGCATCCCAGCCCTTTTTGAAGCCCTTGGCTAATCCTTTAAACCAATCTGTAATTGCATTAACACCACTGCCAATTGACTTACCAATACCTTTAAAAAAGCTAGCGACATTTTTAACAAGCTTGTTGATGTTATCTCGGAACTTATCGTTATGCTTGTAAATTAAAGCAAATGCACCAGCAAATGGATTAACGATCAGCAGTAGCAACTCTTTCCAATCATTCTTAATAAATTTAATAACTTTTTTAAAGAAGTCAGAGATTGTTTTCCATGCTTCTCCAAACCACTTACCAATACCTTTTACAAAATCAACAACTGCATCAATTGCCTTTCCAAACCATTTGGCAAAATCTTTTGCAAAGTCGGCAACTGCTTTTGCTAAACCATTGACAAAATCTCTAAAAGTTTTGTTGTGCTTATACAACGCAACCAGTCCAGCAATAACAGTTGTAATTGCCGTTATCCAAATGGTCCACGGATTGGCTTTCATAAGCAACATCAATGGCTTTAACGTGGTATAAATCCCCTTCACTGAATTTATTACCTTAGACCCAAATTTAATAGCTAGGATTGAAGAGAGAATCCCAACGATCATTTTGCCGTGATTTGCGATCAAATCAATAACTGGAGTGAGGGCTTTCATGATTCCAGGCATAGCTTTAATAGCTGATTTTAACAAGCTATTTATCGCTTTTTGCATGGTTTTTAAAGCATCCTTAAACTTTTCTGTTTGACCAGCACTCATTGCTAATGATTGTGTAGAGGCTTCTGCTGAACGTTTAAGTAATTCTAAAGGGTTGGACTCTTTAAGTTGATCGGCTGTTTCCTTAGCAGCGCCTTTAACATCTTTAAAAGCCCAATTTGTCTTTCCTAAAGAACCAATAACCTTTAATGAATTATCTTCTCCAAGCGCTGACCACAAATTAGAAGCAATAGTTGCTTCCTTCTGTTTGTCGGTCATTTCACCCATTTCACTAGTGATTTGTTTAAACATATCACCTGCGGTTACTTTGCCGTCCTTATATCCCTTGAACATATCTTGAGACTTCTTTGAAAATGAGGTTATGGCTTCATCCATTCGACCATCATTTAAGCTAATTTGGAACTCCTTTGTGAAGTCCAATAACTTATCACCATTATAAGCACCTGATTTAACACCGTTATCAATTAGTGCCATTGAATCACTAATTGATATACCCATCTGACCCAATACTTGTGAGTATTCAGCCATATTGTCAGAAATGTCACCAGATTGGTCATCACCCATCTTTTGTAAAACTGTCATGTTATCAAAATATTCTTGATAAGAAATATTCCAATTACGTGTTGCTTTATCAGCACCATTTAATACTTCTTGGACATCAGCACCTGACATTTTTGCATAGGTTGATACTAATTTTGTATTTTCGGCAAGCTCTTTTGTGAAAAATTCAGGATGTGATTGTTCAATTTTCGTATAAACTTCTTGCAATTCATCAATACTTTCACCATATCCAGCAGTGTAAAGTTTATTAATTGCCAATATACTTTCTTTTGAGCGCTTGTATCCCAATGTGGTTGTAGCTTGCATCTCATTTACACGAGATTGTGCATCATAAATGGATTTAACACCCTTGGCAACGCCAGCTAATACTGCTCCAGCACTTGCACCCATTGCTATCAAACCAGCCTTAGACTTGCTGATTTTGCCTGTAAAGCGTTCCATTTTTGAGCCTGCTTCTTCAGCACCGTTGTTTTTACCCAACTTGCCTTGTTCGCCGTCCAGTTCACTCAACGAGTTTTTGTTTTTAGCAATTGAAGTCGCTGTTTTATCCAGCGCTATTTTTTGTTTGCTAATTGAATCAGCACTTGCTTCTCCTGAATTAGAAAGTTTTTCAAGCTCTTTTGATTGCGCTTCATACAACTTAGATTGCTTGTCTAACGTACGTGAAAGCCCCTCTTTTTGAGCTTTAAGCGCCTCTTCTTCTTTACCTTCTGCTTTTAAGCGGTCAACGTAAGCATCAGTCTCTTTAATAGAGTTCTGTATTTCTTTGTTAAGCCCAGCAATTCCTGATTCTTGCATTTCATAGGCACGCTTGGCTTGCTCTTGTTGCCTCGTCATTGATGCCAATTGACGTTCAGCAGTCGTTATTTGCGTAGCGTACTTCTGATAAGTTTGTTCACCAGCTTCCGTACTGCGATTTACTTCTGATTGCTCTTTTCGTAACTTCTGAAGCACGTTTTCTTGATTAGAAACTGATTGCGTAAGTCCTTTGTACTTAGCTTCAGAAGCGCCGACAGCGTCTCCAGACTGTTTCATCTGGGACTCCATAACTTTCCACTCGTTCGTACTATCTTTAACAGCTGACTTCAATTTGTTAATCGATTCAACCGCGTGCTGTGTCCCAACAGTTAGCTCTGTTGCTTGTAACTCGGAAACTTTTTCTTTTGCCATTTAATACCTCCTTCCTACATAAATTGTTTAGCAAATTCAGCTGGATCAACTGACTTTTCATTTTCATCAGCATTTAACACGCTCATTAATTCTTGATAATCTTGTTCGTCAACATCATCAAGCGTCCAATGCATTTGTTGCATCGCATCTTTTTCAAACAAGCGCATGTCAATCAACCGATTATCATATTCAATTATTCTGCTTCTGGGATTGCTAAACCCGCATCGTCAGCACTGTTAGTAATTGATTCTGTAATATCTTCATCTGACATGCCCATTAGTCGCATTGCCACATATTGAACAACTTCAACGACTTCGTTTTGTTCTAGTTCTTCGATTGAATTTTGTTGCTTCACTGATAGCTTCAAAATATCAGTCAAATATTCAGTTAATTTATTTTCAAACTTTAAGATAGCTTCCAGTCCCTCAACACCTGACTGTTGTTCTGAAGCCTCTTCAAGTTTTGCCATATCTAGCAACACAGTATAGGTCTTCTTCAAATTTTTTAATGAGCCTTTTACTGTAAAAGGCTTCGCTTGTAATTGTGCAATTTTAATATTCATAGTTTATCCCCTTGATTTATTGGGCTTTTCACCCCATTTGAGCTTTTATCCTTGCGCTGTCAAGTTATATTTTTTTATTAACCAGCTTCAGGAGCGGTAGTAGCTACATATCCACCCATAACTTCCTTCAACATGTCTTCCTTCTTAAAGGCATCATCACCTGAATAGAAAATCTTGATACCTTGTCCGTCCCAACGGTCATCACCAAATGATTGATAAGTCAAAGCATCAGTAACACGTTGTTCAGTGTTTTGGTCAGTTTGCAAGTTCAAAGCTGATTCAATCATTTGACCATTTGAGAACGCATAGAAGAATGAGTTTTGACGATCTAATGTCTCTGATTCAACAATCAAAGCAACACGTGGCAAATCCATTGATTGTACATAACCACCCTTGCCGTCTGATTCACGACCTAAAATCTTTGTCTTAATGTCCCAAGGTAAGTTGTTCCATACACCAGCAACTGATGGGAATGACTTTGACTTAGTCGTATCAACTTGTCCGTTGTCTCCGTAAACAGCTGTACCTGCTGTTGCGATGTTAGAAATGTTAGCTGATGCCGTACCCAAGTCCTTAGCATTTGATGTATAAAGTCCATCTGCTGATAGACCAGTTTCACCCTTTAAAATCTTGC